TGCGGAAAACGCCACTGCTGCGGTGCAGCCGACGCCTCCCGCCACCGCCACTGTGCAGGGCAAGATTCAGCTTGCCGGTGACCTGACCGGCACTGCCGCTGAGCCTAAGGTTATTACTGCGGGGGATGTGGATTTTAGTATCCATCATGATGCGCCACGTGCCGCGTTTGTGAAGACCCGGGCGGATGGGCAGATCGCTATCACCACGCCCTCGATCACTAAGCCGGCTCATGCAACCAACAAGGACTACGTGGACAAAGCCGATAACAAACTCCGGCTGGAGAAGGCTGACAAGGAGCACACGCATCAACTCCGTGATATCCAGGGCCTTCCCTCGGCAGCATCAGTGTTTCTGACTCCTGGCCAGGCTTCCCTCATGATTCGTAGTGATACTGGTAATGCGGATATTGGTGATCCCGTCACCGCCACCCATATTGCTAATAAGGGCTATGTTGATACCAAAATCAAGGAGGTGAATCGTCGTCTTGATGTGCCGGAAGAAGATCTGATCCGGTGGAATGACGGTGAAATTGTTTTCAGCCGGATTGGCGCCATGGTGTGGGTTGCTGTCGGCGGTGCTACCGCTGGTGTGAAAGGGACCCTTCCGCCGAAATTCCGCCCAGTGTCCCGGGATGTGGATTTCTTCCTCACCAGCCCGGAGAACCGCAGCACCCCCGGTTGGTGCACTATCACGAAGGAAGGTGTGGTGAGCGTGAATTTCTCGGACCCGGCAGCAAAGACCGGGTACGGCATGGCCATGTATGTTCGAGATTTCACCATCAACTAACAGCTAAAACCCGGCACTAACACTAACAAATACGGAAACCCGCGGCCTTACATTTTTGAGGTGCCGCGGGTTTCCTAATACAAAAATAATTTCGAAAGGAGACTCTTCATGTCGAAACCAGATAATAATCATACACCAGGCGGCGGCCAGCTCATCCCTATTACGAACATGGGGGAGGGCGGTCAGGCGGTGTTGGGGCGTGACCTTCATGGTTTTCTGGAAGTGAAAACCCCCTATAAAGATTGGTGGCCGCGAATGGTTGCCTATGGTTTTGAGGAGGGGGTGGACTATGCGCTCAAAAATGAGCATTCGGCTTCACCTGCGGGAATGCCGTCTCGGCCGCGGTTGAATCATGTTGTGTCTTTGGACATGGCAAAGGAGATTGCCATGATCCAGCGCTCCGCTAGGGGTAGGCAAGCCCGCCGCTATTTCATCGAGGTGGAAAAGCGCGCCCGCATGGCGCCGGCGTTTGATCCGTCGCAGTTGACCCGATCTGAGATTCTTTTAATTGCGCTCAATGCTGAAGAGGAACGCCTGGCCCTAGAGGCTGCTAATAAGCAGCTCCAGCCGAAGGCGGATGCCTACGACTGTTTTATTGATTCCACCGGCTCCTACAGCATGGGCACGGTGGCGAAAATGCTAGGCATCGGCCAGAACACACTTTTCCGTGAGCTGCGGAACCGGGGCATCTTGATTACTAAAGGCGACATGCGGAACACCCCATACCAACGCTACGCAAACTATTTCGAGGTAAAGGCCGGCGGCTATACCCGTTCGAACGGCACCCAGGTGGTAACGCACACGACTCGTGTCCGCCCCCGGGGGATTGATTTCATCCGCCGCACACTGGGCTTGCACGGTGCTCACCCCATGCTGCCTATGACTTTCTAATAAGGAGAAACATTGTTAACAGTTCTTGATTACAGTGCTGGCGTGCCGCCAGCTGCGGCGATTCGCGCCGCCGGCCATGATGGTGTGATCCGCTATATCAGCCCACCCAGGGCTAGCTGGATGCTGGGAAAGCCCATCCAGAAGGCTGAACTCGGTGACCTCCAAGCTCATGGCCTGGGGGTCGCTTTCGTATGGCAGTTCGGCAAGGAATCCGATTCTGACGTGATGCGTGGCTACAACGGTGGCTTGGCCGATGCCCAGGCGGCCCAGCGGAAACTTGACGAGCTCGGGTGCAACGATCACCCCGTGTTCTTCGCGGTGGATTTCCCTATCAGCCTTGATGAGTGGAACGCGACTGCTTCCGAGTATTTCCGCGCCTGCTGTGAAGTCTTGGGCCGTGAACGAGTCGGTATTTACGGGCATTCCAGGGTGATCGCTTGGGCTGCCGCAGATGCGCTTATTGCTGACTTGGGCGGCGGAAAGTTCCTGGCGTGGCAGACTGCGGCCTGGAGCGGAGGCGTCCTATCTACGGAAGCGGTGCTCTATCAGCGCCCCGGCAGCGAGGCCGTGGGCGGGGTCGACTGCGATATCAATTTTGTGCTTGCTGACTACTGGGGCCAACACCCAAACGGCACCGCGGCACACGCCCCCAACCCCGTACCTGAAACCCCAACCCGAGAAGAAGGAGGAACCATGGAAATCCGATACGATGCTGATTTCACCGCGGACATGCCCGGCGTCGGCTACCGGTTGCTTGATGCTATTCAGTCGATCTGCGTCCACACGGTGGAGTGCCCGCCAGACCGTGATGGCATTGCTGTCGCCCAGTGGCAAACAAACCCCGCTAACGGCTCCAGCTATAACGTACTTGCCGGCGCCGACGGCATTTTAATTTTGTGCAACACGGATGATTTCATGCCGTACGCAGCAGGCCCCACCGGTAATGCCCGCTGCCTCCACATCAGTTTGACCGGCTACGCCAGCATGAGCCGCGAAGACTGGCTTGCCGACGACGCAAAGCTGCGACGCACCGCCGAACAAATCGCCAGCTGGTCACAACTCTACGACATCCCCCTAGAGTTCATCGACGCCGATCAACTCCGCGCCGGGGTTCGTGGCGTTCATGGACATGCGGAAATTTCCGCAGCTTGGCGGGAAGTGGATCACACCGATCCTGGCCCCGGCTTCCCGTTTGACGTCGTACTAGCCTACGCCGCCGAACTCCTCGACTCACCTAACCAACCACAACAAGAAGAAGGAGAACCACGCATGGTGCGCTGGATCCTAGACCAACTCGTTGGTCCCGAATGGAAAGACGACAAACCATTGTTCACCGGCTGGAAAGCCACCGAAGGCAAAACCTTTGTCGACTTCGTGGCCGACAAAATCAAACTCATCCCGGAGATTGCCCGCACGGTAGCCACGCTACCGGAGCGCCTCGACCGGATCGAAACCCTACTCAAGGAAGGAAACAAGTAAATGTGGACCCGTATTTTTTGGATTGATGCTGCCGACCGTGCGGCACGAACCTTCGCTCAGGCGCTGCTAGCAACCATCACGATCGGTGATGCTGTCTACAGTGTGGATTGGCAAGCCGGCCTGGGCATTGCGGTTACCGCGGCTATCGCATCCGTGTTGACTTCTGTCGCAACGTCTAAGGTCGGCGCATCGGGTACGCCGGCGGTGGTGATTCCAGCTGCTGATGCGACGCCGGCGGTTGCTGTTGATACCCGAGCTCCGGCTCACCATCGGGAGGTGAAGGAATGGCCGACCAGCTATCCCTTCAGCTGTGGAGCGCGTCCTTGCTATCAGTGAGGACACCGACAACTTAATCCGAGACCGGAATGATACTTAGTTGTTGATGCCCTACCAGGTTTCTAGCCTTGGTAGGGCTTATTCTTATGCGCTAGTGCATCGTTGTATTTGGCATGAATTTGGCATATAGGGCAAGTAATTTTCCTAATATACCTTTTTACCTTGAATTTTATATGGAGTAATTCGGTTCCCGGCGGCTCCACGCTGAAGCCCCAGTTCCACCTTATGGAGCTGGGGTTTTATTGTTGGGCGCTCCTCCCATTGCGAGGCGAGGCGCGTCAGGCTCAGTATCAGGAGTATGTTTGGGCTCTTTCTGACGATCTGCATTTCACTCAGTCTGCTCACGCTGTCGTCGTGTTGAAGCAGGCGGGGAAGGTGTGGCACAACGTGCGTATTCGCTCAAGTGGGCGATGCGAGTGTACTGGCATCACCCCGCAGGTGGATTGGCGCCGTCCGTGCAAGAAGGTTGACATCATTGCATTGGGTAGACAAACGATTTTCGTCCCTGCAGGAGCACATGCTCATCTTGGGTGGGTAAGCGGCCCCAGAGCGTCCCAAAAATGCGAAGACTGGTGTTTGAGAGTCATCATCTGAGATAAACGCATGGTGCAGCAGAGGCTGGAAGAGTTTTGCACCTGCTTACCTCGGTGATTCCCACATCAGTCAGAGCAAGAAGCACGTCGCAACCACCCCGATAGAATTTGCCGCCTTGACCTTCTTGGCGACCGTC